TGACGAGTTGTGTGTCCTCACCAATTCGGGTGACGATCATCTTGAGTTGCTGAAGGGTGCAGTTCTGGGCTTCATCGATAATGACGAAGCAGTTCTTGAAGGTGCGACCCCGCATAGTTTCCAGCGGAGCCATCTCGATCTTCCCTGAGCGGAGTGCGTGTTCGACAAAACCTTTTCCAAGGCGTTCGATCAGTGGCTCCAACAGGGGGATCATCCATGGCTGGGTCTTCTCGTCTTGATCACCGGGAAGGAAGCCCATAGAGCGTCCCACTGAGACCATGGGGCGACATAATACAATCTTCTGGACCTTACCCTCACGCAGCCAGTCAGCAGCTATTGTGGCGGGTATATAGGACTTACCTGTGCCTGCAGGGCCAGTGACCAGAACTTGAGGGGACTGCTTAATCGCCCGGATCAACTTTAGTTGCCCGTCTGTTTTTGCCATTAGTGGACTTGGCTGGTCCTTTGGTCGCGGTTCGGGTGCGCTGACTAGTAGGCGACCCTCCCGGCGTTGACGCTGCTGGTCCTTGGCTTGCCGCTTTTTGATTCGGCGTTGCAGACGTTGATCCGCTTTGCTTGCGGTATTCTCCACAATAGTAATCCCCCGGTGTCGTTGTTGGTGTTGGATAGCGTTGGCAACGTGCGCCCCTTACGGGATGGGTTCGGTAGAACGCACAGTTACGACAAGATTCACTCAATGTCTTTTCGCCCCTTTCTAGTGTACTTTCGACGGTTACGAATTTTGCGTAGGCGCAGGCGTTGAGTCCTGAGCGCCATGGCAACTGGATTTCTCCGTCCCTTCTTCATCAGTGAGTATCCGCCCATGACTTGCCGACGTTGAAATCAGTGTCGAGTTGACAGCGGAATTTGAAGTGATCCTGAACACAACGCATGGCGTCCTGACAGGCTTCACCTACGGATGAGGCTTCATCAGGAGGACAGGACAACTGAACCTCATCGTGGACCCAAGCGTGAAACTCTACGTCCAGCTCACGGTCCTTGAAGAGACGATCCATTTCGAGCAACCATTGCTTACACACCAAGGCACCTGCAGATTGCAGCAGGGTATTTAGTGCAGCGTGGGGTGATCGAATATGGAGGAGGCGACCATCGAGGCCCTTGAGGAAGCCCTGACGGGTTGCCCTTGAGGTGACCGCTTGGGTCAACTGAGCGATGCCGGGAGTCTTCTCGAAGAAGTTAGCCTTGAGTTGCTTCCCTGCCTTTGGACCCTTGCCAATAATCGAACCAATCTTTCCGTCGCCTGCTCCATATAGAAGCGCGTAGATGAAGGTCTTGGCGTTATCACGGGTAGGGAGACCAGCAGCCTCTTGGTTAACCGTGTGAATGTCCCCGTTGAGGACTACATCGGCGTACTGCCCAGCGTCATAATGAGAGGCAAAATGAGCAAGGCAACGAAGCTCAAGGCCAGAAGCATCACTACCAACCAAGACCCTACCGCTAGGAGCCACAAACAGACTTCTACAACGCTCGCCGAAAGGCGCACGATTGCCCGGCACCTGAGCCATGTTAGGCTGGCTGTGAGTAGCCCTGCCAGTAACAGCACCATTAGTAATGACACGCCCATGGATTATGCCCCCTTTACTTTTCTTAAGCCAAGCCTGAGGGCCATTGGCGAGTTGACCGAGCCGCTTATCCAGCATGAAGTTAAGGGCGAGAAGCTTGGCCTCAGGATACGGAAGATCCTCTAGGATAGTTTCATCGACCTTAGGCTTACCTTGTGGAGTAAACTCGGTGGGCTTCCATCCGTGGAGGGTCATAAGGCGGTCTGCGATATGGTCACGGCTACTAGGATTGAAGAAGACCTCCTTTACCTTATTGACCCACTCACCCTTGACGTAGCCTCGGGTTTTGTTGTTGGCCTTGGGTAGGAAGGGCGTCTTGATTTCCCATGGAGGGAAAGCTGCTTGGAGGCGCGTGTGAACCTCGGCCTGTTCGGCCATTAGGTCGCGCAACAGTTCTTCGGCGGATCGTTCGTCAAAGCAAAAGCCAGTCCTTTCTTGTCGAGCCATAAGACGGGCGACGGACTGCTCCAAGTCTAACGCAGCTTGTGCGTAGCGTTGTTTCAGGCAGTGCTGGTGTAGGGCTAGGGTGACCTCTGAGTCCTGCTGAGCGTACTCGTACATGTCTTCGTTGAAGTCATCAAAGCCACCATCATAGTCATCCTTCATAACCCCCAAGCGGAGGCCCCACGCTTTCAATGAGTGAGACCCGGCTAGGTTCTTAGGGAGATACTCAGGGTTTCCCTCGATGGCCTTGAAGTCCTGCTCCTTGAGGTGGCTCCAGATCACACGGGTGTTGATCATAGTGTCCACGTCACGGGGGTCTTCGAGGCGATCCCACCAGCCCAACGTCTTTTGAAGGGCTGGCAGGTCGAAGGTGAAGATGTTGTGTCCCACGAGGCTGTCTGCTTCATATAATTTACGGGCCAGTGCCTCACACTCGTGTGGACGAGCAGCGAGACGTTCGCCAGTATCAAGGTTTATCGCGGTAATGATAAAGAGATCATCAGCGCCTTCGAGGCCGTCGAGAAAGCCTCGTGTTTCGATATCAAATATATATGAGTGCATGTTTACCTCGCAGGGTTTATCGCGTTTGGGGGACTATTAAGTCGCGTAGAGAGTGGTCCAGCCATCGTCCTCTAGGTCGGAGAACTCTTCGCACAGGATGTTGTAATCCTGCTGGCTATCCACTAGGTCTTCCTGCAGGTCGAAGATGATCTGTTCATACTCTAGCTGAACCCGTCCATAGTGGTCTTCCAGAGTGTTAATCTCCTCTTCGAGATCATTGGCGTCGTGGTAGAGTTCCATGATGGCCTCATCAGCCAACCCGAGCTTTTCCCGGAGGTCGTTAATACGGTCGTACATCATGATGTACACGTCGTAGATCATATCTTCGTCACCACTAGTTGCCACTTCGAGGAGAGCCTCTTCGGTCGGTGTGCCTTTTACGTACATTTCATCTTCTCCTTATTTCTCGATCAGGTAATAGCGAGCGTAGGACTGTCCCGTTGCAGGGTTTGTCCGGGGGTGTGTTTGCACTTCAAAGCCAGCCTCACGCAGACGGTGGATAGCCTTAGTGGTCGAGCCGATGTTCAAGTCGAGCATTGCCTCACGGGCAGACACAGAGCCTTGCTTGCGGAGGTACTTCAGAAGGCGGGAGGTTTCGGGGGTCATAGCCATGCTATTCATTCCTTTCTAAAAGTCGTCGTTGAACGGGTCGTCCAGCGAGGTGGTGGTTTGGGTTGGCGTATTACCGGGAATAAACTCAGCGAGCCTTCCGGTCTTAGGATTGTAGGTAAGTTGGCAACCAATTCCGGTCTCGCCCGTGTAGCGGTTCTTGAGGACACGCACCTTGGTAAGATGTCTCTCCGCTGGGTCGTCTGCCTGCTGGTCACGCTCCAGGCCCAGACACATGTCAGACAGTTGAGCGATGGCAGCAGAGCCACGAAGTTGAGCTAGGGAGACCATGCCGCCGTTCTCGTGGGCGATCCCATCGGGCCGCTTCAGGTGGCTCACGATGATCATCCCAATGTCGAACCGGGAGACCACAGTGCGAAGCTTGGTCATAAGTACATCGATAAGCTTACGCTCATCACTGGTCTCTAACCCCGAGACCACCATGGAGACGTGATCGAGGACAATGTAGTCGCACCCGTTGGATGCCATGAACTTGATCTTGTCGATGATGTTGTCCACGTCAGACGAACCGAAGTGGTCGTACAACATGAGGCGTCCAGTGCCTGCCGTGGCGTCGAAGGCCTCGCGCTTACTGTCGGGATCCACCTCGAACCCATGGATATGCAGGGGTAGGTTACAGTGCGTCCCCATGAGGCCTAGGGTGGTACGCTTGACGCTCTCCTCGAGGAATAACCCGCCGACCTTCTTACCCTGTATCAGGAGGTGGTACATGATCTCGCGGGTCATCTGGGACTTACCCATGCCAGACCCTGAGGTGATGGTTAGGAGTTCACCCTTGCGAATACCGTGGGTCATGCCGTTGAGACCTTCCCATGGGTACGGGATAGTCTCGAAGTTTTCGACCTTGTTGACCTCATCCCATAGCTCAGCAGCATCAACGACGCCATCGGGTCGGTAGGGGTGGGCGTCCCATAAGGCTCTCACGAGGTCCGACGACTTACCCTGCACGATACACTCGTTAGGGTCTTTCGCTGGTAGCTCAGCCACGAAGACCTTGCCGGGTTCCAGCAGAGGAGCCACGGTCTGGATACTGTTTCGACCGGGTTCGTCCATGTCGAAAGCCAGTACGATCTTATCGAAGCTCTCAAGCCACGTGAGTTCCTGCTGGATAACCTTGGCGGCACCCTGAGCACCACTTGGGAGGGACACTGAAGGCCACTTACTGCCCATCGCTTGGAACACCGACAGGGCGTCGATCTCGCCCTCGGTTATCACCAACATCTTACCGCCTTCACGGAACAAGTGTTGCCCGTAGAAGCCAGCGTGGTTTGGGTTACCTATGGTAGAGAAGACCTTACCAGCCTTGCGTACCTTCTGTGCGACGACCTCGCCGTCCTTACGGTAGTTGGCCACTTGGGAAGGTTTGTCACCATCCGTACAGAAATATCCATACTTCCGGCAGGTATCTTCGGTGATCCGACGTGAAGGGAGCGACTTAAACTCACCAGTCAAAAACTCTTTGGTCATAGCGCTCTCCTTCTTTGGTTTGATCGTGGGTTGTTCCTCCTTGCGGGTCTTTCCGCACGAGAAACAGTGGGTTCCGCCGTCAGCGTAGTTCGCTAAAGCGTCGGATGATCCACAATCCTCGCAAGAGGAGTGATATACGAAGTGGTTAACCTCCGCTTCTGACATGCCTTTGGGCCTCCGCTGCTAGTTCGATCAGGGGTTCGTATCCCCCTCGCGTCTCTAGAAACTCGGGGGCTGCGTTGATGGTGGCGTGAGGGTATTCCTTCGCCAGCATTTCGGTCACAGACAGGAAATTTGAGTACGCCAGAGGGTCCAAGGTGTCGGGGTGCTTCCCGTCCCATCCAAGGATGCCAATAGCTACTGAGGTTCGATCCTGTTCTGCGAGATGTGCGCCGATGGTCTGGTGATCACGTGTTTCCGTGATGCCTGATCGGGTGACGCAGTAGTGAAAACCACACTGTAGATATCCCTTCTTACGAAACCATCGGTCCATGTCAGTCGGGTTATCTGGGGTCAATCTAGCGTGAACAATGATGGAGTTTGTAGACTCTCTCGGCTTGGTCCAGCGCTTGAGGAAAGTTTGGGTTGGCGTATTACCGGGAATAACCTACTCCTCCAGCCACTCATTAGGTACAGGCTCGTCCTTATTGAACTTGGCGTACATGTAGCCGTTCTTATCACACCACATGGCGTAAGTGGTCTTGCTTGCTTTAGAGATGCGTGTGTTGGGGTTGTTGAATATGAAGCGGATTTCCACCTCGGGGTTGGAGGCGCGGATATGGAGATGCTTCTGGCGGTCTTCCGTCTTGAAGCGTCCTTTCGATTCAATGACGATCCGTTTGCCGGATTTCGTGGTTATGATGAAATCGGGTGTGTAGGTCCGCATCTTAGCGGGTTGCTCATACCGGATCTTTTCATCTTCATAGGAAAACGAAACGCCCGAGGCCGTGAGACCCCGAGCGATATCTAATTCCAAACCTGAACGATAACCTTCCAGTCTACCTCTGCGATCAACCGCATGTCGGCTTAGACGGGAATAAGACATTAGAAGTCGTGGTTAGCTTCGTCGTCATCACCCAAGGCTTCAGGTGCGGAGTCACTGCTAGACTCACCTTCGAAACCTCCGACATATCCGCCGTCCATAGTATCGAAGCCAGCATCACTGTCGGTAGGCCCGACCAAGCTGATAATCTGAATTGCAGTAGGCTGTAGGCTGATGCCCTTGTCTACACCTGCGGTCCAGCAGTACACCTCGGCACCAACTACCAGCTCAGAGCCACCCCAGATTTGTTCGTTAACGACGTTGTTCTGGGTGTCGTACTGTTTAGGCTTGCGGTCCCATACCTCCTTCTTGCGGGTCATGACGTTCTTGACCTTGATCTGGAAGATCACGTTACCCGTGCGCTCCCCGTTATCATCCTCTTCGAACTTCCATAAGTTGGTCTTGGTTGGCTTGAGTTCTTTGCCAGTCCACTCTTGAAAGAGTTTTGACAGCCGATCCATGTGTGGCTTGGCGTCGTCCAGACTAAGGCGTAAATCAGCCTTATAGATTCCGAGGTCGTGGAACTTTTTGTCCGGCGTGTTAAGAGCTGGAAATACCGCGATGCCGCGAATGTTTAGTCGTGGGTTTTTAGCCATAGGTTCTATCCTTTTCGGTTTGGGTTGGCGTATTACCGGGAATAAATTTTCATGGGGTGATCCCTATTAGGGGACTATCTAGGAGAAGAAAAACTCGGACTGCAGGGTGGAGCGAATGTCCAAGTCACCCATCGCTGGGCGAGGTGGGAATACGACGTCGGGGCCAGCAAGCTCCCGCATGCAAAGCTCGTAGTCGGCCAGAAGGTCGTTCTTCTCGTACATCTTGACGAACTCCTCACGGATCACCGACGAGAACTCACGGAAGTCTCGCGTACCTACTGCGAAACTGTCGTGGATCATCGAGAACTCAGGGGACTGTCCCCGTAGAGAGACTATCTTAGCCCAACGACGCACCACAGCACGGAGGTGGGTAGCGTCCAGAGAGTGTACAAAATTTGGCGCACAGCTATTGCGGTGCTGGCGTACATCCTCTTCGTCAAGCCACTGCTTGGTCGTTAGGTCTACACGTTTAACGTCCAGGTCCACTGCCTTACGACGCCGGAAGTTGTAGATGTAGATCGAAGGCTTCAACAGGCTCTCCTTTGGCCGATTAGTGCGACCTACAAAACCATCCGGCGTTTCCCACTGCAGGGGCGAGTTCGGGTTAGACTTAATGGCTGCTGCTGATACGTCTTGTATCCACTTCATGACTTCTAGGCCGCGTACTACTACCTCAGGGATGCTGTCCCATACCAAGTCCGCCATGAACCCCAC